TTTTACAGAATTGTGTTTAATGAATCCAACTATTTCAAGTGAGACATTATTAGATTCTGTATTTGAATCTTCGAAATCAGACCCAGAATATTTGAAAAAACTTATAAGAGGATATATACTTCATATTTCCGAAAAATTAGATAAATATTTTACGTTTTTATTCAAAAAAATTATTAACGACCCAGATAGTAGTATTTGTAAGTACGGTAGTTGTTTGAATAGGCTATTTGGATTCAGGGAAGAAAATAGTTTCGACGAAACAATTAACGTAGAAAATTTTTCAAGAAAAATAATACCTCTTGAATCTAGTATACAAAACAAATTTTATAATGCATTATGTGCATTAACAAATGTTGAAATCATGAAATTATATCCAGATAAAACGAAATATAAGGAAACTCTAAAAAATAATATTAACAGATTAACTTACCAAATAAAAAATGCTAAAAATAGTGATGAACTCAAGAGACTCAATCAGTTATTACTGATAAAAAATTACGAAAAAAAAATATTGAAAAACATGCATTTATTAGAAAATATTGGCAAATCAAAATCAATATCACTTTCATCTAGCATGGATGACACTATTATAAATCCAAGTAGTAATGTTGATGTACAAACAACGAAAGAAGAAGTGGATAATAAACTTTTTATAAAACGAAGAACAATCAGAAGAAGAAAATCTTCAACCAAAAATAGTAATAATAGCAATAAAAGTCCACTTCGCGTTCATTCAGAACCAATACGTAAAACTAGCGACAACATAATTAGAAAAAAAAGTAAAACTAACAAATCTATTTAACCCTTTTATAATTCTTTCTCTTATATGATTTAACCATACCATGAGTTTTTTTTACACGTAAAGACTTAATATTTCTTCTTGAAGTAGATTTTCGTGTTCTATTTCTCTTATAATTGCCTCCTGCTGGTGGTGACCTTTTTTTCGGTTTCATTAGTTTACCTAATCTTTCAATAAATGAAAATACTGTTTTCTTTGGCATTGTTGGTTCAGCATATTTTTTTGAAGAATGAATAATACTTACGCTATCGGTTACATGTTGGCTATTATCATTTATATCAGTTACATCTTGGTTATTATCATTTATATCAGTTATAGGTGTTATTTTTTTTCTCATATTTGACACAAAAATTAGCATATTTTCAAAAATTTTATGTTCATCACCTTCACTATTATTCACCTTGTAAATGAATAAATTTTCAAGAGTTATATCATTTCCATTAGTTCTGTTTTTATCTAACATCTTTATAATTGGATCTTCCATATTAATGTAGTCAAGTATACCACTTATTTCGAATTTTTTGATTAACTCAATATTTTTAGTTTCATCTAGAATTGTACCTTCACTTAATTGAAGTAAACAAACAGACATTTTAAACAGATCACGAGTTAAATTACCAAAACCCCAACCACATGCAGCACTATACAATAATGACGCTCTTTGATTATCTAGTAAAAGTTGAAATACTGATTTATTATAGTATAATTTAAAAAATATATCGTTATCAACAATAAACTTAATTAATTTTATACATGTATCTTCTGTATCCTTATGATGTATATTACAAATTGCGTTTATAACTTTATCAATAACAAGTTCCAAATTATATTTTTCTTCTAGTTTTCCATTAGTATCATACCATTGACTGTGATGTTCCATCTCATCTTGATTATCTTGTTCCATGTATATATTATAATATTACATTATTAGTTATATATAAAACATCACTCAAATATCTTCATGTTCTCCAATAAAAATAAATATATACATGTATTTTTATTTTTATTTAGTTTGTAATAGAATAAGCACCAACCACTATTATAGTAAAATAGGTAAATCATCTCGAACAAATTCAGCCACTCCGTCGCGATTCCATTTCACAACCATTGTCATAATTTCTACACCCGATTCATACGCTTGTTTCACTGCCATCTTATATTCAGGGTCAATCACAGATGTTGTAAACCTATTTACATCCGAACGCTGTATAACATAACATAAAATACACCTCATATTTGGACTATGTGTTTTTATGATTTCAAGTTCTCGAATATGTTTCAATGCACGCGGGCTAACAGTATCTGTTGTTTTTTTACGATACCCGTCTGGGAAATACGCCACTTTGGAATTGAAATCCCGTCCTTCGAAATTCATTTTTTTGCGGTCCTTTGAGGGAACATCTTCATAGTCTGCAAGGGGAACATTTTTGATTTCCATAATAAACGGATTATTAGCGGAATCCATTCCGCTAAAATCAAATCGAGAATCTACCCCGAGTTCTGCATTTTTGAACACAGTTTCGCGTTTATATGAAAGAATATTACGCAAAGAAGACAATAAATTCTGTTTCAGTGCATTCTCCACCAAGTTCTCCGCCAATTTCGGATAAATACCCACAAGTACTTCATGTTCTCCTTCTCTATGAACGGACAAATAAATGCGATGGCTACATTTTATTTCTTTTTTGGAAGCAGATGTGGAAACAATATCACACAAGAGAACAACCGCATTTGCATCTGCCAATCCACAACATCCCAATGATGCACTATGACTAATTACTTCGCGAGATTCACTTTCAGAATCTCCATGTATCATTACATCTGCCACATAGGGAGTTTTGATTATTTTGGATGGACGTTTTACTACAGTCCCTTCAATCATGTTTGGTATTTGAAACATTTTTAACTTTGCTTTCGCTCTTTATATTGATTTGAAATATATATTATAAAGCATTTCAATTTTGTGAATAATATAGTCAAAAAATTGAAATCCTTTTTCCTCTATTTATGAAACCTATATAATTGAATTGAATAAATTCTAAAAACAAAACATCCCGCAAACATCCACAAACATGTCATCTTTTGCAAATGAAATGGTTGAATGCTGCATCTGCATGGAATGCATTAGTACTACAAATAAAACTACTACAGAATGTGGTCATACATTCCATTCATCATGCATATTCAAAAATTTGTCCCAAAGAGTAGAATGTCCCATGTGCAGAAAAGAACTTGTAGAACTACCAGAAGAGGAAACGCTGTACGATTCTGAAGAGGATGATGACGACGATGACAGCACCAATTACAATTCCGACGCAGACTCCGTTTTATCGATAAGCAGTTACCAATTTCAGCCCGACAATACAGAGAATCTTGATGTGTACGATTCAATAGTAACAAATGAGCGCTACAATGAATTCAAGAAATATTCGCACAAACGCGAATCAGACCCTGTCATATCGTATCAACAAATTGTAGATAAAATGATGTCTATGGGGGTAACCCCTGCGGACATGATGGCATTGTATTGTGTCAAAATTTCCGAAATACATACCGAGACTACGGAAGACATTACAAACTATTCGCCCAAAAAAATCCACGAACTCGATATATTATACAGGAAAATTGCTCGCGGCGAAATTGCGGTGAATTACAGGGACAAGCGCACATATGCAGGTGTAGTACAGAATAACAATGATCCTTGAATAGTTATTGGTTTCAGGTAATGTATATTGAATAGTTATAAAAGTTTATTATATGCTTCTGTGTATTCAATTCCTTGTTTTAGTTTATTTATTTCTTCAGTGGCAAGTTCACCAATTACTATAATTGTATTATTTAAAATAAACACCCCGCCACTTTTTTTTACTGGGTCTTGACTAGAGTCATTATTTGCATTTACATCCATTCCATGGTCTCCATTAGTGTTGAGTAAAACAATATCATTAATTATTTGTTCTCTTTCTATGTAGTTAGTATTTTCGACATTTACAGTGTTTATTTTTATAGATCCCTCTATTTTAATTTTAAATATTAAGTTCTCTGAATTTCTTTTTAATTTTTCTTCGTCACTTGTGTCTATTTCTTCTTCTTCTTCTTTTTCTTCTGTATTGATCTCTACTTTTACATCTTCTACATCTACACTATTCTTAACCTCTTCTTTTTTGGGTTCATTGGAAGATGTAAACATAGATAATAGGGAAGACTTTGTCTTTTCGGGCTCAGGTTCTTCCTTCTTGGTGGGTGTTTCTGCAGGTTTTTCTTTTTTGGGTTCTGAAGAAGAGAAATTAAACATATTAAAAAATCCATTGTTCTCTTTTTTACTTTCATCTACAAATGTATTAAATGTCTTTTCATCACTTGATGGTTCATTTCCAATACCAGGAAGACTCGGCATTATGCTTCTAATTTTTTCCATAATATAATAAATATACTTGTAGGGTATAGTCAAGGTTTTCATTTTTTCTTCGCTGTATGCGCCCCCTTTTATAACACTACCCGGGGTTTTGGTTACATATATGTGGGCATCAAACCCTTTGTTTTTAAAATAAACATCATTATACACATACAAATATTTCATTTTAAAAGGTAAAAGAAATGTTACTGAATTTTCTTCTTCGATTATATCCATATATAGATACATACATACAATCTTTTTACTTTTTATGCATAATAATAAATGCTAAAATAATACACTATAATCTTTTCTAAGGTTATTTTAAGATATGCCAAAAAAAATAAATCCATGTAAGGGTATTATAAAAAGTATAAATTCCAAATTAATCAATATTAAAAGAGGAATAAATAAATTAACAATTAAAACAACAAAAAGATTAGAACAATATCATAAAAAAGTAAATAAATTGAATAGAACATTAAAAAATAATGACACAAAAACAAAAAGATTAACCAATTTAGAAAAACAAACAGAAAAGGCTATATTCAAAGACAAAAATGAGTTTATTTCGTCCCAGTGTAAACTCATAGATTCCATTAGTGAATTAAAAGAAAATATATTAGAAAATCATTGCAATCCATCTTCATTAAAACCCATTCGCATTAGTCCAAAACATATTACAACAATGAATATGTTGTTTACGCCAGACGAACAAATGATATTATATAATGATTTGCTGTAAAAATCTACATAAATAGAATACAATATATATTCTATTTATGATGTCAAATGCATTCAAAAAATGGAATAAACGTAAACCATATACATCGAAGGCAACCAAAAGTGATTCAAGTGACAAAATGCTAATACGAAAATATTTAATAATTGTGGAATCCCCTTCCAAATGTAAGAAAATAGAAGAATATTTGGGTGAAGATTATAGTTGTATTGCATCCAAAGGTCACTTACGCAATATAAATGGATTGAAATCGATTAATACCAAAGGCAATTTCGAAATCGAATTTTCTATTATGAAAGAAAAAGAAAGCCATATACAATTCATGAAAAAACACATTGAAAAATATGAGCATTCACACATTTATTTGGCAACGGACGATGACCGTGAGGGGGAAGCCATATCGTGGCATATTTGCGAAATATTCAAACTTCCTTTAGAAACCACAAAACGCATTATTTTCAATGAAATTACCAAATCTGCAATTTTACATTCCATTCAAAACCCGAAAGTTCTCAATATGAATCTAGTCAATGCCCAACATGCGCGTCAAGTATTAGATATGATTGTAGGGTATAAAATATCCCCCTTTTTATGGAAACATTTATATAGTGATAAAAACAATTCGTTGTCTGCAGGAAGATGTCAAACCCCTGCATTAAGACTCATATATGATAATCAAAAAGAAATGGATTGTTCTCCCAATGTGGAAATAAAATATAAAACCACTGCGTCTTTTTTTTCAAACAACACTATTTTTACTTTAAATCACGAATTTGAATCCGAACCCGAAGTCCTCGATTTTTTGGAAAAATCCAAACCCTCCCAAGGGTTTAAATACATATTGCATGTAGGTGATTCTGTGGATGGGAAATCTAGTCCTCCCAAACCGTTCAATACATCTGGATTGTTGCAAAAAGCAAGTTCATTATTACATTGTTCTCCCAAACAAACCATGCAATATTGTCAACAATTATATCAAGATGGACATATTACTTATATGCGCAGTGAAAATACAAAGTTCTCCAAAGAGTTTTTAGAAAAAATAAAACAATACATTGAAAAAAGTCATAGTTCAAAATATGTTGGAAACCTAGAGGGGTTGGAGAACAAAGACAATCTAAATCCACATGAAGCCATCCGACCCACCCATATTGAGAACAAATATGTAAAATATGAAGACAGTCGTATAAGTTCTCTTTATCAACTCATATGGAAAACCACAATGGAAAGTTGTATGGCAGATTATAGTTATAAAGCGGTCCATCTCACTATACCTGCACCGAATCATTTGGAATACAGAAATACACTCGAAATACCAGTATTCTTAGGATTCAAAAAAATGTCAAACAAAGAATACACCATGACAAGTTCTCAAAATCAAGAATCCGGAAATCTATTTTTCTATCAATCCATAAATAAAACCAATAATAAAAATGGGTTTCATTATAATGAAATACAAAGTAAAATAAAAGTAAATTTCAAACACAACCATTATAATGAAGCCTCACTTATACATAAATTGGAAACATTGGGAATAGGGAGACCCTCCACATTTTCCTCTATTGTGGAAACCATACAAGAACGTGGATATGTAAAACGTTGTGACAGTGAAGGTAAAACCATTTCATGCAAAGAATTCCATTTACAATCCGATGTTCTCTCTTATACATTAGAAGACAAAGTATTTGGAAGAGAAAAAAACAAACTCATGATACAAAACATTGGTGTCCTAACCTTAGAATTTCTCATTAAATATTTTTCCGATATTTTTGATTATGAATATACCCGTATTATGGAGTCCACTTTGGACGTTTTAGCGCAGCCTTCGAATACCCTCTTTTGGCATAATATATGCAGAGAGTGTTACAATCAAATCAAAATCTTGAGCAAACCCATAAGCAAACTGGAAAAACAAGTCTTCAAAATAAACGACGAATACGACGTTGTTTATTTATCCGGGAAACATGTTCTCCGCAAAACGCTAGAAGATGGGGATTTTGAATTTAAATCTATAAAACCAGATGTAAAAATAGATTTAGAAAAATTAAAAAATGGAGAATATACAATAGACGATTTATTGCAAATAAAAAACGATTGTTTGGGAAAACATGGAGACTACAATGTATATGTAAAAACAGGCAAATATGGGAATTATATTCAATGGGGGGACAACAAAACAAGTATAAAAAACATTACAAAAGATTTAAATACACTCACACTCGACGATGTAATGGGACACATATATAGTCTCGAAGGGGGATGTGAAGAAAAAGAAGAGTTAGAACCCTCTATTCGAAAACCTGCCCCACCCCCTACAACCTCTACTATATTAAGAACAATTGACGATTGTGTGAGTATTCGAAAAGGGAAATTTGGACCCTATATATTTTATAAAACTCCATTTATGAAAACCCCCACATTTTACAATTTAACACCCAAATATAAAAAGTCATTTGAATCATGTTCTCTAGATGAATTAAAAAATTTTATAAGAGAAAAATATAATCTGGCAATGAACTGAATTTTTATTATTGAGAACATTATAATTTGTAATCATAAATTATAATGCCAGATAGTGTTGATAAATCTACAGTACCTACAAACGATTTTGATGTATCACAATTAAATAAATATATAAAATATATTAATTTTGTAATCATATATATTGTAACCTTTACTTTAGTATGTATTCCCAAATATGAAATTGTTGGTATGGGGTTACTCCTCTCTTTTAATTTTATAATACAATCCTTTTTGTTGTATGACATTTTTTCATTAAATACCAGTACCAATAGTATTTTCATTTTTGTCATTGTATTTGGAATTGTATTGACTTTTTTATCGAGTTTTTATATTTTAAAAATGTTAGTACGTACTCAAAATAAAAACCGCGAAGTAGGAAATATAAAACAACTCATTGATAAAAATACAAACCCTAAATATCATCTATTTTCCAATTTGTTTATTACAAATGTGGGATTAATCATTGTAAATGCAATAATATTTTTTATTTATAACTTCACTACCAATAAAAATTATGCAAACAATTATTTGTATAATGAATTAGATTATGAATATATAAATTATTCTTTCTTCGAAAACATATATCACAAAAGTTGGGAATATGCAAACAACAAATTTGGCAGTCTTTCTGCACTTTTATATCCATTTATCTTTTTGATTATAACTTTTCGTAACATCATTTTAGCACTTATACTAAATTTTACAAAAACATTATACGGATTATTTACTAAATTCTTACATACGTTTATCTTTTTATTTAAATCCGCAAGTTTAATTGCAATAGTGATATTGTCTTTGATTAATTTTTATTTGGCAACACGATTGGGAAAAATACGATTCAAAAAAATACACAACTATGATTCTAGAAGTAATGAAGACCCTACAGATTCATCGAAAAATAATGGTATATTTTCAAAAATAGGCGACATA